ATCATAATAAACTTTTTCAAACATAGTATATGTATTTTCAACTTTTTCTAATGAATAATCATTAGTATCAAAGATATGAAAACCTCTTTTATCATTTACATCACTCCAAAACATTTGATAGGGATTGCCAAGATAAAACACTTTTCCATCATCACTAGAAGTGTGATAATGTCCGGAAAATACTCTATCAAATTTTTGAAATATTTTTTTACTTAATCCTTTATCTTGAACGTGTCCTGGATATACAGAGAATCCAGATAACTCAAGATGCCCAAATACTATCTTTGCCTTTGTTTCTTCCAAAAGTGAAAATGTTTCCTCTTCATTATCGGAACAAATCCAAGGCAAAAACACACACTCAGTATCATCAATAAAAATTTCAGTTGGACTTGATATTTTTACTATATTTGAATATTCACTAAGTAAAATATCAATTGCATTTACGTCATTTGTGTTTTTATAATATGCATCGTGATTTCCAACTATACTATAAACAGTTATTCCAAGTTTTTCAAACGTATCATATACATTTTGTTTTGCCCACTGCAATGCCCAATAGTCTACCCCTTTACGATTATCAAAAGCATCACCAAGATGAACAACTACTTTAATATTTTCTTTTTTTAAAGTGGGAAAAAATATATCATTATAAAATTTTTCAAAGTATTCGTGAAATGCTTTATTTGCCTTACGGAAATTATAATGAGTGTCTGTTATAAGTCCAATTTTCATTGATATGATTTCATTTGAATATTTTCTTTTATTGTATTGTAATCAGAAGAATTTGGTGAGTCATCATCAACATAAAAAAGTTGTTCATATCCACTTCTTTCTATAATTTTTTCTTTTATTTCCATTTGTTTTTTCTCTTTTTGGATACGACGCAAAAAAGCATAATAAACAATTTGAGTAAAATAAGCAAATGGATTTGTTCTGTTTATATCAAAGTTATTGATATATTGAACACAGTTTTCAACTCCATCACTAATCATATCTTCACGAAAAATATAATTTACAAAATTTGGACGATATGATAGATGTGTTGCTATCTTCAAAAAACAATCACCAAGATAATTAGTGATGGGAGGTGCTGGCAATCCCTGCTCTTTTGCAATTTTAACTTTATTTTTATAAACTAATAAAGCATCATAAAATTCTTTATTATTTACGTAATGTGGATTCTTTTTTGCTTTATTCATTTGTAAAAAGGAGGATTTTGCTTTTAGTTAATTAGTATTTTAGCATACAACCAAGAACTTGACAAACTTATTCAAAGCAACTAAAATCACTCTGTTAGGGTTGAAGATAAATTATATCTTTTAGTTATTAGATCTATATAACTTTTCTAAAGATATTCTTGCATCAGCAATATTTGTTAAATATCCCATTTTTTCAGATAGATTTGTTTTATTGGATTTTTTATTTTTATCTTTTACATATTTTTTATGCATTTTAATTAAATCTTTATCATAAGTTTCCGTAACAGTAATGACTTTATCCATATAAATTATGAATAGGTCTTCATCACTCATTTTAATCCAAGGACTTACTTTAATTGTTGTTACTCCCAGTTGACGAACAGAGATTGTTTCCATTGTAACTGGACATTCTAACATAAGTAATGTAACACCATCATCATCACAAGGACAAATCTTTGCAAATACTTCTTCACCAGAAATTAATTTTATAATTCCGTAAAATTCTTCTTCCATTTATTTTTTAAAATTAATTTGTAAAATTTCATAATTAAATTTTTCTTCATTGTATATTTTAATTCGTTCTATTAAATGATTGAGAGTGTAATTTTTTCTTGACTTGTATGTTGCATCATCTGCAATATCATAAAGAATTGCTTTATTTTTATTTTCTCCTTTTCTTAGAACTCTTCCAATTGATTGAAGATTTCTAATTCTTGATTTACTTGGTGATGCAAAAATCACATTATGTAAATTTTTAATGTTTATTCCTGTACTAAATGTTCCATAAGATGCAACTATTATTGCATTATTTTCTTTTTCAGTGATTTCTCTTATTTTTTCTCTTGTTTCAGTATCAATTCCACCGTGTACAAAAAACACTTTTCTATCTTTTGAAGCTGAATTATTTATAAGTTCGTATAAAATTTGTCCGTGAGACTCAACACGATTGAAAAGGACTAAACTATTTCCTTTTAGATCTAAGACTAAATTTTTGATAAAGTTGTTTCTTTTTTCGTGTCCAATTATATATTGTACTTCTTCTTCATACTCATTAAATTGTTGAGAATTATGTTTTAGCAATAAAATTTTAATCTGTAATTTTGAAAGATAACCTTTTTCAATTAATTCTTTTGTTTGAGTTACTTTATAAGAAGGACCAAAAAGTCCCTCAAGTACCCATTTATGGGTCTGTGATCCATCTAAAGTTCCAGTAAACCCAAATCTATATTTCGCATTGTCCATCTTTGTCATAATCCCGACAAGGGACTTTGATTTAAATTGATGTGCTTCATCTCCAATTACAACATCAAATTTTTCATAAAAAGATCTATGAAGATTATAAATGGATTGCCAAGTTGTAACAACAACGGGTTTATCTGTACTTTTTTCTTTTCCTGAATAAATTTTATGACAATACTCTTCAGACTCCCAACCATAATCTGAAAAGTCTTTTACCATTTGTTCAACTAAAGATGTAGTTGGAACAATCAATAAAATATTTTTATTATTATCTACAAAATATCTTACTATTGTATAGATCATTAAAGATTTGCCAGATGCTGTTGGTGAAATCAAAAGTTTTCTATTATATCTTAAGGCATCATAAACTGCATCAATCTGATAATCTCTTGGTTGATGTTTTGATATCTTATTCATATAATCAGACACACCGGAAAAAGAAATCATTTCATTTTCTTCAAATGGTGATCCATAAAATTTATTGTGTTTAAATTCTACTTTATATTCATATCTTTTTGCCCAAGCAACTAATTTATCTAACAACCCAACATAAATTTCTCCAGTATGATTACTATAAAGTCTTATTTTACCATCCCAATATTTACTTCTGTATTGAGGCATAAATTTCGCACCAGGAACTTCAAATGTAAAATAATCAAAAAGTTCTTGATGAATATGTGGCTCAGTGTCTACTTTTAAATAAATTTCGTTCTTTTTTTGAATAATAATGTCAGTCATATCCTGCAGTAAATCTCATATATTCGATAGCATTTTTAATTTGATAAGTTCTATTTAAAATTGTTTTTAAAATACTATCTAAGTAATTTAACATTGATTGATAATATTCAAGTTTTGATACTATTTTAAGTAAATCTGGATCTGCATCCATATACTTATCTAAATCTGGTTTTAATACTTTATGATCAAATGGATTATTTTTATATACTTCTGGATCTGCTTTTCCTGAATAATATAACCATCTATCTTTTCTTAAAATTTTATATTTATTTTCTTCCATTTTCTTTAGAAGAAGAATATTGTTATATATTTTATAATATTTTGAATGCAAGAAAGGAATTTTAAGTGATTCGTGATGCAGATTATCTGGATCTATTATAGAATCTTCCTTCCATAATGTTTGAATTTCATCAATATCCATAAGATTAATTAACAACTATATCGTATAAAGTATATTTAAATGTTACATTTGCGGTCAAAAAGTTTATGTCTTGAGACTTAGCATTAAAATCTAAAGTAGACAAAGAAGTTGGAAATAACCCTTTAAAATTTATCTGTGCTATAGAATTGTAATTACTATTATAAAGTATTAAACTACCATCAGATTGTCCAAAGTTAGCATCTTGAACTCCAGGATTAAATTCGTCTGAATTTAATAAGTCTTGAAATTCAGAAACACTATTTGGATAACCAAGTCCTCTTATCCAATTATGCACTTGTAAATAATTTTGTAAATTTTCATCTACATAAAATTCAAAAGACAAATCATCATAGGAAATTTTATCTCCTGGAATAGGAATATCTTTTAAATAATTTGATTGAACTGCAACTCCTAAATTAATTCCTGGAATTTGTGATGAGTTTGAAAAGAAATCAACCTTTGGATACTCTGATAGAGTAAACTTAAACCCCACTGGAGAAAGATAATTTCTATTACTGATTTGCTTTAACCAAGTATTCTGACTCATTTTTTATTTTTATTTATTTGCATAAAAAAGGGGGGTCCCAAAAGACCCCCTCTCCCTGAACTAGTGTGAAAAAATCACATAAGATTTTTAACAAGAACTCTTCTGTAATAGCGGTTGCTATTTGTTTGAAGACGACCCAGATTGGTCTCAGGAGCAGAAGACGACTTGCCTTCAGCAAATGGGTTAGCAACAAGACCATAACGGGTCTTAAAGCCGATCTTAGGCTGGAAGGTGTTCTCACCAACGGCACGAACCATTTGGAGAGGAACATATGGGCAGTAGAAGAGACCTGCATCATAAGGGGAAGAACCCTTATAACCAACAACGTAATACTGACCACCAGAGGCATTAACGTTTGAACCACCTGAATATGGATCAATATAAACTCTATACTTACCATTCAGAACACCAGCAAAAGTATTGCCAGTATCATCAACGTTCAGGTTAGCATTAAGAGCAGGAGTATAGTCCAGAAGACCTGCCATTGAAAGTGCAGAAGCAACATCAGAAGAACACATAATGATGTTGCCCTTTCCTCTACGAGTACGCTGTGCAATTGCGTTTGCGTCTCTTTCAATTTGGAAGATCAGACCTTTGAACTTCTCAACAGACCAACGACCATTGGAGTCAACGTCGAGGTCAAAAGTACCAGCATTAGCAACATTGTGCTGAGCACCTGTTTCTGCTGTCTTATAGATAGTTCTAATAACTTCTCTATTGATTTCTGCAAGAATTTCAGTAGAAAGGATATTAGCAAGTTCTGCTTCGGCATTAAGACCGTGAATTGCCTTGAGATCTTGTGCAAGCTCAAGTGAATACTCGGCTTTCAGAGCTCTTGACTTTGCAGTAACGGTAACTTTCTCGATTGAGAAAGCCATTTCGTTAAATGCTTCTCCTGAAGTGGATCCAAGAATTTCTGCATCAGCAGTGGACATACCACCACCAACACTATAATCTTGCTGAGAACCACCAGCACTTAAAAGACCAGGATTGCTTCCTGCTTGAGCAGCAGTAGTACCGAAACCTACGTTTGCTTCAACAGCTGGGTTAACTGCATACTGAGATTGCTGACCCTTTCTTCCAGAGAACTGAGTATCGACTTCATCGAAGAATGCTTCAGCACCAGATTGATTGGTGTAACGTGAACGCATTGCGAAGATAAGTCCAGTAGGACCATTCATTGGTTGAACACCTGCGAGGTCGTATGCGACCAAGTTAGGCATTGAACGACGGATCAGAGAGATCAGAACAGGATCGAAACCTGCTACTGGACCACCTGCTACAGCACCACCGGAGAAACCGGCAGTGTTGGATGTTGAACCAGTGGTGCTAGTAGGAGCACCAGTTTCGTAAAGAAATGATCTTTCTTCACGAAGGAATTTTTCTTGATTCTCCAGGAGAACTGCAGTTACCATTCTGCGGTGTGAATCTTTGATTGGGTCTAAACCCTGATAATCAAGGAGTGGTGACCACTTCTCCTGCAGATGCTCTGCATTGAACATTTGCATTTTTTTTACCTCTTTAAAAGTTTTAGTTTGATCGTTTATAATTTAAAAATCACTTTTTAGAAACTCTTCCAAGTGCATCAAGATAATGAGCCATTGACCCAGAGACCTCTTGATGATATTCCATACCTTCTGTAATATAATCTGAGTTATCTACTTGAGTGCTAGTATATCTTGGGAAATAGGATTCCCTTAAAGTAACTAGTTTCTCACGATAGTCTTCTTCACTATCAAACTCAACATTTTCGGCAAGAGAAGCAAGTTTGTCTTTCTGGGAAAGAGCAAGACCTTCAGTGACTTCGGCAAAGATTACATCGGTAACTGATTCTGCTAATCTCTTATTTAGAGCAACATTTCTTTCGATTTGCTCGTTGAGTTTTGTCTCCATCTCATCAAGTTTATCTACCATACTTTCAATTACATCATATTTTTCTTCAGGGATTGTTACATAATGATCTTCAAAAAGACTCTTCATTCCCTGAAGGAATGATTCGGTCATTTCTGTCTTAATTCCTTGGTCAATTGCCAGTGCATTCTCTTGAATCCACTCATCGGCAACGTACTCAAGATATGAATCCATTCTTTCCATTAATTCATTTTTAATTTGAAGAATTTCTTCGTTCAATTCCTCTTCATAATGTAAAACAATTGCCTCTTCAATTTGCTTAGTTCTTGCATTAAGAGCAGCTTCGAAAACTGTCTTTGCCTTTACTTTGAAATCTTCAGAGAGTTCTTCTCCGGAAAGAAGGGCGGAAACATCTTCCTCAATTTCTTCTTCAACCTGAGCAAATGCTTCTTTCATTGCCTTTTCTTTTTTCTTTCCTTCATCTTCTTCATCTTCTTCATCTTCTTCATCTTCTTCATCTTCTTCATCTTCACTAGCTGCTTCTGCAACTACTTCTTCTTCTTCTTCAGTCTCTTCATATTCAGATTCTACCAGTTCTTCCTCTTCATCCTCTTCTGAAGATTCTTTTACAGGAGAAGGCATTGACTTCATACCTTCTGCTGCTTTTGCACCTTTAGTCACAACATCTTTGACTTGCTTTAATGTTGTGGATGGATCTTTATATTTTGCCGATTCATCATCAGAACGATAATTTTCTGGTGTTGGACCACCAAGATCTTCCCAACTGCCTGTTTGACCATCAGGAATTCCTGTGGTTAACTTTGGCATTGGTTCTGCTGGTTTTGCACCGGCATTTACAGCAGTTTTAGATTGTTTAGTGCCTGATTCCATTTCTTGTAAATTTTTACCACGGGACATTTGAACTCTCCGATTTAACTAATATCTTAAATCTATATTTATTTATAATTTATAATTTTAATGAATAAAATCAAAGCATATCTAAAAACTTTTCAAAATGCTGTAATTTTCTTTGCTCTGTCAATTTTTTTTGTCTCACGTCTTTTTCAATAATATTTTTAATTGATTCTGCAATCCAAGTTTTTTTGTTAGAATCATATATCCATTCTCTTCCTTCCATAATTCCGTTAACAAATGCATCAGGAGCAGATGGATCTGCTACAATATCCGCAGCAGTTGCAAGCATAAAATCTTCACCAACTAAAGAATAACCCTCATTAGTTGGAATTAATGAACCAACACCACGAGAAGAAACCCCAAGCATCACACCTTCACCTAAAAGTGAAGAAGCAATTTTTCCCATTGGAGTATCAAGAATTTTTGCTTTTCCTACAAAATTATCATCTTTTCTTTCAAGACATACAATTTTGTGAGAAACTCTGTCAAGGTTTAAAGTCGGTCCATCTGGATGTCCCAACTCCCCAAGAGCACGACCTTTTTGAATAAAATTCTCATTGTATCTTTTGACTTCTCTTTCCAGAGTCTTCATTTCATAGAGTCTTTTATTTCTATTTGGTTTATTTGCTTGAAGAAAAATTCCCTCAATAAAAAGAGATTTAACTCCATTTTTTTCTTCGGTAATAACTTTTACCTTTTCGATTTCTTCTGTAATAAGTTTCATTGAATTAACCGCCTGCGATTTGAACTTCTGTGAGGTGAACTTTTCCTGTTGATGATGCTGCAACTTTAATAACTTTTCTCAATTCTCCATCTGCATCTGTTGGGGAAGATAATCCAGATGAGGTGTCCCAATTCAATGTAAGTTTTCTAGAAAACCCACCATTCACTCCACCAGAAGCATCAACAGTTGCAACTGACGCAAATGTAGTATTAATTCCAGATGGAGCAATACCAGTCAGTTCTACATAATCACCAACAGAAAATTCCGAAAAAGTTCCTTCTGGTAAATATACAGTTGTAGTTGCTCCAGTATCTACTCCAACAACTCTTTGAGAAATTACAGTTTCTCTAAGTATTAACTCATTGCCTGCTTTTACCCAAATACTTGAAGAAGTACTTACACCTGGATCCGAACCAATTTCAATATACGCATCAGTTTCTGGAACTATTCTCAAATAACCAGATTTTAGTGCAATAGGTCCGCTGGTACTAATTCCAGAAGACAAATCACTAATTTTTTGAACAATTTTATATGCGGACATTTTAAATATTATTGTTTATATAGAATATTTATTAATTACATAAACTAATCAATAAATCTCTCTCCATCTTAAAGAAACTCCAACAATAGCATCTTTTTGTTTTTGTATTTTTTTCTTTTCTAGATTTATTAATCCAAAAAAATTATCAATAGAATCTTGAACTGACTCTTCCAATTCTTCTTTTCTTTTTTTCTTTCCAGTTGATACTGCACCAAAAAAATCAGATAAATCTTGAGAATTTAACTCAAAATTATTCACTTATTATTCCTCTCCTTCTAAATTAAACATTGATGCAGAAACTTCTGGCCTTACGGAATCAATTTTTTCCGAAGCTTTTGCGAATAAAATTTCTTTAATCTTATCTGAAATATCTGCTGGTGCTGAATCACTAGCAATCATATCTACTAATTCTTCCATAATTATATAAAAATAACTGATTCTATTTATATTTCTCCCTGACTACCCAATTCAACTCCTGTCTGGGCATCAGTTAATCCACCCTCTTGTGGAGTATTTCCTAAATTGTTTTGCGATTGCTGGTCTATTGGCATACCAGACATAGCATTCATTGCCAAAGCAGGATCAGGAATAATACCATTTTTAATTTCTTTTTTAATTTGTTTGTCTATTTCAATAATTTCACTATCACTTTGTCCAAGTACTTTAGATCTTACATATTGAGACGAAAAGTATCTGCCGACATATGGTTCCATTGCCGCAACAACTCCCAACTTATCATTTAATAGTTCATTTTTCTTTAAATCTGAAAAATGATTATCATAAACATAATCAAATTGTATATGCTCACTCAATATCTTCCAGTCTTCTGGGGTTACAATGTTCTTAAGAATTAATTGAGTTTTAAGCATATCAATAAACATCTGAGAAAATCTTTTTCTCAGTCTTCCAACAAATCTAGTAAATTTTAACTCATCTCTAAGTATTTCTGATGAACGTCCAAGATTAAATCCACCACCAGCATCAAGACGAGTTGGAGGAACACCCAATGAATCATAAAGTTTTTTCTGGAAGTATTCAATATCTGCAAGTTCTCCAAGATTTTGGCCACCAGGAAGAGTGGTAATCTCAGTTCCTCTACCACCTTCTCTTCTTGGAAGCCAGAAGTCTTCCAACATTGACATATATTTTCTATCATCACGAACTTCGCCAGTGTTTGCATCA